CATGCTTGAACAGTCCAATCATTATTTCTCATATCTGAGCCAATGATTGGTCCCCCTTCCTCATACATCTTTGTGACTCCATTTACTAATTTGTCAACAGATTCATCATCTAGCAAACCAAAACCGGGCTTACTGGGAATTTCGTCCCAATGTTCGATCTCATGGTTGTTAAGAGCACCATAGAGAACTTTCTCTACTAGCTGGTCTACCAAAGATATACTACATATGAGTCGTACTTTTCCCGTCCTAGTCTTGGCTACTTTGTGAAGCTCATTCTTGACAAAAATTCTGACTGGGTCCACAAGATGACAATCAACAAGGGATTTCGCGTCCATGTTCCAAGTCCTCTCTCCAAAAGCTAACAGTAAGTCTAATCGTTCAATTAGAGCATTCTGTATTATAACAGAATGGTCTTGAAGGACTAAGTGATTCTCACTGCCATAAACGGAGTAAGGTACACCTGGTGAGGCGGTACGCTTAACGGTCAAAATAAGATTGTCCCAATCTATCGCATCTACTTTTTGTTGGTAATTCAAAAGCCCCCATGTCTCATCCTTAAAATGTTGCGGACGAGAAACAGTTTGATATTTCTGAACTACCCGATCAATAGCATGCTCTAAATTTGCGGGAGGGGGAACTGGTCGATGGTCGGCTGCGTGGAGGAGGAGGCTGCGTTTTTCAGCGTCTGCTCCTCTTGGCGGCCACGCCCATTCTTCTGCTTCGTCGATCTTGGCTTGCGCTTTTTCGAGGGCACGTTCTCTACCGTCGGATCCGCCATAACTGGGGAAATCGATGGAGGAATGTCCACAGTACTTGATAATACCGTGTTCGGTACCATCGTCTGTGTAGACGTAATTACCGAGTCCATGTGTAAATCGCAAGGTCCTCGCTGCAGTAATTGCAATACGCTGGATTTCAAGGGTTGAGTCTGAGTCTCCGCTTCTACCAGTATCGGAGAGAAATGTATTCGCACTTCTGACCGTACTGTCTTCAGGGGATCCCGCTCCACAGTCGGAGC